TTGTGATACAAATCGTCAAGCAACACGACTTTGTTTTCCCACTTCTTCAAAGCACCCTTTGAATCCTTCTCAGGCTTTGGGTAGATTGTGCGAATCAACTTTGAAAATTCTGCATCAGTAATTGATTGAGTGTAGAGTGCTTGCGCTTCTTTCTCAAATTCATCAAAGTATCCAAGAGCAAGACCAAGAGTCTCACGGGCAACTTGAATGCGACCTTCAACAGATTGTGTATGACGAATTTTGAAAGATTGCTTAGCGTTACGCATAGCAAGATTCAAAGTGTTTTGACATACAACACGAACGGGAGTAACAGCAGCCTGTACAGCAACAGACCCGTCATGAGATGTCCAAACAATTAGATACAACTTAGTTGCATCATTAGCACCGCTAGGGTCAAGCACCATTGTGCGAGGAATATCAACAGTACCGAATACAACTTTACCCTGCTTTAGAGAACCAGCAGATTCCCAGCGACAGTCAGCATTTGCATCATGAATTGCATCAGCGAATGCAAACAATTCTTCATTCTGCACAGGCTTGTAACGCTTTCCAACAGTAGCAAGAACATCAGTTCCGCCATTGAATGGATTGTCACGCAATACAAGAGATGCAGTAGAAACATCATTCCATGATTCTGGAATATGCTCAGCGATTGGAGATAGACGAACATTCCAATTTGCTAACTTTGCCTCTTCAAGCATTGTTTGTGTAGTTACTTCTTCATCTTGTGTGAAGATGCGATTTGCTAAATTGTGCCATGCTGGTTTTCCACGTAGCGCAAAAGCAACTTCGCCATTTTCGATTTCTAGATTGTGAGCCATAATTTATTTCCTTTCGATTGGTTGTTGGATTGAGTATAACATATGGGACTGACATTTACTAGTCTTGTTAGTCATTTGTCCGAATTGCGCCATGTGATCAATCTCACAAAATTCCAGGGACTGTGGATAACTCTCTTAAACCTGTGGATAACCCCTTACCTTTGCGGGCGAATGGAAAGATGGGGCGGGATGAAAGATCCCGCCCCAAGCTTATTAGTTCATTAGTATTTCATCAGAAGTAAGTTTATAATTCCGATACTTACTTATTAATTCCATTGGTAGAATCAATGCAGTGGTTTTCTTTTTCTTTACATTGTCATACACGTATGCACGAATGTTTCCAGAGAATTGTCTCATGTTTGAGAATACCATTTCAGTTAAGTATTCTTTATCTACGTTTGACTCAGAATAAATAGTCAAGTCGTTTGCTTTTACATCATCATAGATTTCGATACGATAACGATTTTTCATTTTGTTCCTTTGTTAGTAGGGATACGAATTATAGCATTGGGGGCTAGAGTTTGTCTAGCCCCCTACTATTTATTTAGAGATAACGAGCAACCGCTTGATAAGTTGATGTAGAAACTGTTTCCTCATCTGTCATCTTTAAGATACGAATTGCGTTAAGCATTTCCTCTTTTTGCTCATTGTATGTGTGTTGGTGCATGGTAACAAAATCACGGCTTGGCTCTTTTGGCAAATCCTTTTCGGATACTGTCAAGTCATAGTCAATGTTGAGAGTGTTATTCCAAGCACGATAGTTTGTACGGAAGTTTTCTGCCTTCTTGATGTTGGCAATAGCATAGTCAGAAATCTCTTTCTGCCAAGCCTTACGCAACTTCTCATACTTTGCTTCGTTTGCTTCTTGTGATGCGTAGTCTGACTCTAGTTTAGCAAGTGATGCTTCTAGTGCCTTGATTACCTTTGGTGTTGCGATTTTAACTGAGATTGATTTTCCGTTTCTTGCCATTTATTTTCCTCTTTCGTTTGGTTGGTTGGTTAGTATAGCATTTGGGTCTGACAAATTGTGAGCAGTTTTAGTAGTCATGCTCAGGACTTTTCCTTATCAGGAATTAGTTTGGAACGCTTGTCCAACGCTCTTTGCCATTGACATCAAGCAAGACACGATTTACACCGCTTGGGTGATTGTCAATAGCCTTGACAATTCCTGTTACTCCGCTTGTTGCTGTTGTGTAGGTCTGTCCGACCTCTAGTGTTGATTGTGTTGTCATTTTTTTCCTTTCGTTTGGTTGTTAGTAGTATTATACAATAGCCCACTGACATTTCCCCTCATTTCTGAGGGGAGTGTCGTGTGAGATACATCACAGGTAGTCGGTTAGATCGCCGTCCATGATCTCATTTACATCTACGCCTTCGTTTTCGGCGATAGCATCCCATAGTTCAGCTTCGTTAAAGTCTCCTTCGGGATACCAAGCAGATAAGATAGAATAAAGATTACTCATAGTCCTCCTCCTGTATCAGCCAAGGGTCTAAGTGGTGTGCATCAACAATAGCGTGTGCTGGTGCAGTTACCTGCCCACGCCATGAGATACCTTCAGGTAAGTTAATCTCTCGCCCATAGTCCTCATCATAGTATGCATCAATAGCATCGATGCAAGGTTGCACCATGGCAACGGGAACGGGTGGATAGTGATTACCCTGCAAGTGATAAGCAAGTCCTGCCTCTAGTGATAGGTCATCTGCAATTGCTAATGCTGTTGTGTATCCCACTATTACTCACCTGCCAATTCTAAAAACATTTCAGTTCCGCCTGCGTTAATGTCTGCAAGCATGGCTACCAATTCCTCATGAGTTGTCTCATCAGTAATTGTAAGCAAGTCATCAATTGCACCTTTGTTCATGTCAATAAACGCTTGACCCATGAAAGCAATTTGGGCGGCATGGCGAGACTCTTGTGAGATACGAGAGACAAAGTTAATTCCCTTGTGTGTGAACGGATAGAGTGTAAATTGGATTGTGTTAGACATTTGTTACCTTTCGTTTGGTTGATAGTGGAATTGTAGCATGGTCCACTGACAAATTGTGCAACACGCCCAATGTTTATTTAATTTATTTTGTGATAAAACTCACAAATTTCAGGGAGTTTTGGTGCTTGACTTAAAAGGATCGATGCCCCCACACTATTGCGGGCAGCTGATCAATCTGTCAAATCGACACGCCGTTTATGTTTTGTTTTTCTTGAATATTTTTTCTTATTGCGTACAGGGGTTGCGGCATTTGATCTCCGCAACTCCTGAATTCGCTTTACTTTATCTCGAAGTGAATTTTGGAACATTGTATCCACTCGCTTCATGAAATCTTGTTACATCAAATCGTGGATTATCTTTTGCGAACATCTCCGCAAAATCATTTACCATTTTAGAAAATAAAGCGGGATGAGATTTATCGCTAGCATACTTTAGAATTTCTGCGGTTGCGACATAGTCTTTACGAGTCATCATTTAATTGTTACCTTTCCCATGCGGTCAATTACTTTTGTGTACATCTTGCCTGTTGGCATTGATAGGTTAATCGTTGAGTATTCGTTAGCAAATCCAACATCAGTAAATTTAGCAAATGCGGTAAATGCTTCCAATGCATCATCATAGTCATTACTCCAGCGAACAGAATTTCCGTCATAGGATAAAGTAATCTTATACATCTTAGTAATCTCCAATCTCATTAGTTACGCAATCGCAAGGCTCAACATCATAGTTGTCCTCGTCTCCCCAAAAAATTGCCCCAAATCCTAAGCAATCATCACACACAATGACGGAGATAGTTCCCTCGTCCATTACATCTAAGAAGTTTCCCATTTATAGTTTTCCTTTCGTTGTTGTTATAGTTGGAATTATAGCGGAAGGGTCTGACAAATTAGTCAGACACCTTGACGGCAACAGTAGCCCAAAAATCTTTTATGCCACGGGTTGGGCTTACCTGAATTACATAAGCCTCAAAATTTTCTCCGTACCAAATTCCGTCACGCTTTTCTGCGTGGATAATTGTACCCTCATCATGGCGAGAGTGTGAGCGATAGTATTTTCCTACAAGTAGGCTTTCGATAGTGTATGGTTTTGCTGACATTAGGTGTCACCTTTCGTTTGTTGAATAAGAGTATTGTACCAAAGCCCACTGACATTTTCATATTACTAGCCAGTAATTCCACGATATGAGACGCTCAAGTCATGTGATAAAACTCACAAAATTTCGGGCGTGTCGTCCACAGAATTTTCAGGGTTTTCCACAGCTTCTCGTAAGTTATCCACAGCCCCCACATATATGCGGGCGGCATGCCGATTTGTCAAGTCGACACGCCGTACCTTTTAGATTATTTTTTAGTCGCTGAGAATCTTATGTCTGCTTTACCATACACACAAAGACCGCATGACACGCATGCAGATCCAGCGGAAGAAATAAGCGGAATAGACTTATTATTTTCAGGACACTTAGCACCAGGCTTACCCGTTAATTCTTTCATTGTGTTTTCAGTAACAGCGAAAGTCTTTCCAAGATAAGCAAGGCGGATACCAGAGTTTAGTTTTAAGTCATGAGCAATTTCCTTATTATCATCATCCGTAGAGTAATACAGTGATAGATTAGAAATATCTTTTAGAATAAGAGCCGCAGACTTTACACGTGTATATACCCAGAATTGAACATCAGGATGATTAGCAATAACAGATTTCCACGCATATGTATAAGTATCATTGAAGAAATCTCCGTCCCAGTGTATACGGAATAATTTAGGTGCGTCTTTCTTTTCACAATCTGCAATAAATTCAATAATCATATCGTCAAGCAATACGAGCATGGTATCCATATCCGCATTGCGTAACAATTCCCAGTTATGCAGAAGATTAGTTTTTACACCCTTGAAGAGCTTTTCCAATTTCCCTGCATAGCATACACTTTCGCATATGCTAGTAGCACCAGGGCATGAGAATTCTTTTCCAGCGGGTAGGCCGAAAGTATTGGCAATAGCGGCTTGCTTGCCATTCTTAGTTACGAGATTAGCGACTTTACGATCATTTGAGCGTTTTAGTTTCATAGGGTAGATTATATCTAAGACGTCTGACATTATAAATCCCCCATTTCTGCATCCGCCATGCGTGTATTCATATGGTCGGAATCAATATCACGCCAGCCAAAGAATGCCATTTCTTGCTTTTCGAAACATTCAGTACATAGCCAATCGGAATAATCATAGGTTGCATCATCAAGAATAAACTCAGGACAGTTAGAAGTAAGGCAGAAGATTTTAGTCATTAGTAGCACTCCCCGCACATTGGATAGTAGTATTCACCATCATCAGTAATAAACTGAGTAGTGTCTTGACCGCATGAAGAACATTTATTCATGAGTAGACCTTTCGTTAGTAGATATTGGAATACTACCATGGCAGACTGACAAATTTCTACGACACGCCGAAAATTCAGGGGATTTTTTAATGTGATCTTAAACACATTGGGGCCCCCACTCCTTTGCGGGCAGCTGCCGCCCTTGTCAAGGCGACACGCCGTTAGGCTAGTGTGATTCTTGCCACATCTCCCGCATCTCTGCCTTGAAGTCATGCCATACTATCCTCGCCATATATAGGGCGGGAATAGCGATAGATAGTTGCACTAGCGTAGTTAGTAGTCTATTCATGCTGTCACCTTTATATTCTGTACATTAGCGGTAAACTTTTTAACCTTGCCTAATTCGCTAGCATTAAGCGAATTGATTAGGTGGTCAATAGCCTTAGCCTCATGCGCTACATTATCAATAGAGATTAGTTTTGAGCCTTGCCAAATTGAGTAAGTGATAGTCATTTATTTATCTCCAAACATGTTAAAGACCTCGTCTAATTGTTCATCTGTTAAGTGGTCAATCTCAATAGCCTTAACAAAACCGAACATGTCTTCTTCTTCTGCCATAAGTGTTTCGTACATTTCTTCTTCTGCTAGGTGTGCATACATGTCGCTTACATCTGCTTGGATAGTATCCCATTTAGTCATTAGTTACTCTCTTTCGTTGTTGTTGTTGTAATTGTAGCGGATAGGACTGACAAAGCCTCGCTTTTGCTTGCTTGGCGTGTCGCTAGGACATGCGCCTTAAATTCGTCTAGGTTCATAGTGACCTTCTTTCGTTAGTAGTTATGTATGGAATTGTAGCCTAGTGGACTGACAAATTGTGGAGGCTAGCCCAATTTGTTGGTGTGATACTAGTCACGCCATTGGAACGGATTACCCGTTGCCTCATACGCATCACGATAGATGCAACGAGGATAAACAGTATGGTTAGAAACCCAACCACACTCTGGGCAGATAGCCTCTGCGAGGCGGGTACGGATAGAGTCATAGGACTCTACTCCTAATCCCTCAAATACTGAGTTAGTCATAATCTCTAACTCCTTTCTAGTAAGACTTTCTTACTTTCTATACTTATTACTATACAGGGGGGGTCTGACAAATAGCAATGCGAAAGTTAGTACAATTCGGACATTGTGAGTTAAATCACAGGTTAATTGTGTGAGATACACCACATATGGGCGCACTAAATAGACAAAACGGACATTTAAATATCCTGTATCATACAAGATAAAAATTTATTAACATTTTTATAAATCCTAAATACTAGTCGACTGGAATCGTGGTATAATAAGTACATGGAACCAATTTTAGTATATTTAGTTATGGCAGTATTTATCGGCATCGAAGCTATAAGACAAGATGGATTTAAGTTTATAGTATATGATCGTGATAAAGACGGGCGGGTACAAGAAGGAACTAAATGGGAGAGAACATTCTTCTATATACATAGGGACCCATTAAAAAAATTTAGATAGACATTTCCCAGTATTCAAAAAAATATTTTATTAACATTTATATAGATCTAATATTCTAGTCAACTGGAATAATATAGATACTTTTTATTTTTTAAAAAAGCGGGGGAAATAAAAAACCAATAAACCTATTGAGAGAGTATCTCCAGTATCTCTTTATTACTCTTTATCTTACTAATAATACTTCGGCTATCCAGATCAATATTCTTTATTCTGCTATAGCCTATACCCAGATTACGAGCTAGATCATAATGCCATTGGTGATACTCCCCATATACTCTTAAAGCCTTGTTACAGGCCTCTGAGAAGGCTTCTGGGTCTATATCACCAGTTGCATCATACATCTGCTCTCCAATACCCATAAAGACTCTATTGGTGTCTATGCTATTTATTTGGTAGAATTTGGTCTCAAGCTCTACTATATTGGATTTATTGGGATTCATGAATATCATGTTCTGCAAGGAACTTGCTGATGTTGATACTAGTGTTTTAACTTCATTAAAATATCGAATGTTCTCTTCTATTGAGCACCCGCCGCCGCACTGCAATTTTCGAAATGCCTGGTCATATTGACTTGTATATTTTACACATTCTTCTTTATGGAAATGAAATCCTGGCTCTATAGACTCAAAGCCATAGGATTCTAGGAATTCTTCTAGCTCGTTCTCATTGTATATTTTTTTGGCCAAAACGTTTTGCTCAATTAAAGCTTCATACATATTAGCATATTCTTTGTCGACAAATAGTCTTTTATCTATATTTGATAGTTTAACTGGGTAGTTGGTGGTCTTTTCCAGATAAGGGGGCGTTTCCCATTTGCCATACATCTTGCTTTTACTTGCATAGACCTTTCTCCATGGGGTTATAGATTCATCAAATAGATACTCATTGATTCTTTTTATGTCATAGATATAGTCTTCGTTAGTTCCCCAAAAATTATCAACCTCATAAATAGTAGGAGTGTCGTCAAAAACATAATCCTCTATTCCAAAATCTGATACCAGCTTTTCTGTAAAGCTCTTATAGTAAGAGTTTTGTGGAGTAAAAGTATCTCCAATGTCTGATCCTAATAAAAATAACTTTGGGTTTTCTACGGATTTGTCTTTTATGTGAAAAAGTATAGTAAATAGTCGATAGTAGTAGTCCTGCCAGATATGTCCAAATTGAAATCTTTCAACTATTGCTGGCTGAGCTATAAAATATTTTGGTTGATCAGATAAAACTTTTACATGCTTATATTCAATCTTTGGTATCTGAGCCCAACAATCAATATGTATGTTTGGAACTATATCATTTCTATGAATAACACACGTATCAGGAGAATTAAAATATTGCTCAACATCTTTATATTCCTTACCGTTAAACAGGATCTTCCCGCCTGCGATTACGATAAATCGTTTTTCTTTATAGAATTCTTTTTCAATCCTTGAAGATGTCATATATAGATAATACCATATTATGCTATAATATAAAAATATGATACCATCCAAAGCACAATATGCTCTAATTAACAGTTTCCCTAGATCTGGTTCTACTTTTTTGCACTCCGCACTTGACAAGTATGACGCTGAATTTACATTCATTCAAGAAGATGAAGACTATATAGATAAGTTTTGTGAATTTAATTCCGTTTCAATTCCATACATAATTGAAAGTCCACATATTAAGACTGTTTCTATAGTCAGGGATCCATACGAAGCAATATCGTCTGTATTAAACAATAAGTTTAAAGGCATTGGAATGCAAGAATTTAGAGAAGACGAAATAAAATTTTATTCAAATTTATACTTGGAGTTTATGACTGCAATTGAAAAAATGAATGGCTCTGATAATTTTATAGCTATAGATTTTAACGAGATAGTAGAGACACCTTCTGCTGTTTGTGAAAAAATTATTGATAAGTTTAACATGTATAGATTAAACAATTCAAAAATTTTAGACAAAGACTTAATAATACTGGTTAAAGAACAGATGATACAGCAAGGTCAACTGGATTCAGACATAAAGGGCAAGGTAAGCGTTAACTTTATGCCAACAAAAAAGGATCCATTTAGAAATACTATATCTGCAATGGTTAAAGAATCCAAAAAAGATATGGATCCAGCTTTTAAAGCCTATAAAAAAGTTTTAAAGATCATATCATAAAAAATATTTGATATAATTTAACTATATGAAGACTGAAAAGGTCTCAATCGCTAAGCAGAAAGCCTCTTTGTACAAGTACATAAGAGAATATAAGGAAAAACATCCTTGCGCTGACTGTAAAATACAGTACCCTTATTATGTTATGGATTTCGATCACGTTCGTGGGAAAAAGCATGCTAATGTAATGGAGATTGTTCCCAGCTTAAGTAAAAAAAAGATAGATGAAGAAATTGCCAAGTGCGAAGTAGTATGTTCTAATTGTCATCGGATTAGAACTCATATGAGAAAGATATCTAAATCTTCTAAGTAGTAAGCCATTTTTCTATATTGATTGCATACTCTTCATTGTATACTTGTTTCCACCTTCTGTCTTTAGTGCAAGATGTAGAAATATTTTTCTTATCTATGCATCCTGGAATTGGACTAAAGAAAAAGAAAAAGTTTTGCCACCAGTTGTTTGTTGCAACGGGCAGCATTATCTCATATATATTTGTATCTGAGTCGCAGATAAATGCGTTTACTAAACCAGAACCATGTAATGCAACGATATTCTTTGTATTTAATAATACTTCTAGTTGCTCTTTATACTTCAGTTCTTCTAGATATACTATTTGATAGCCAATGCTTTTAAAATAATCTTCAAAAAATATTTCTTTTTCGTAAGATCTATTCTTAAAAAGATGGTAGGCTTGTGTAATATTTGCGCTTTCCACATTTATTTTTTCTTTATCAAGCTCAATATTGTACTCATGAGTATATTTTTTAGTTGTATTAACTCTAGATATATATACTCCATTAGACTTTAAATCTTTTCTATTTAAAGTTGTAAGAACTTTTTGTTTAAATCTTTCAATGCCATATCGTACAAAGTAGTCATAAGAATTGCTATACTCAGAAATAACTTTAAATGTTTGTTGGTTTTCTTCTTGCTGAACAATAGGATGTATTTTCAAACAAGCAGTATTTGCTTTCCATTTATATTCTTCTTCCTCTTTATACCACTCTGGGAGTTGAGAGTTTGACTCAATATAAACATTTTTTGGCACAAGTTTATGAAAATCTACAATCATATATGCTTCTTTAAAAATAATACTTGAGGAAAAAATATCTAGGCTTTTGCCTTGCTGTAGTTTATAGAAATTTGAATATACATAAGGAATAAATTCTTGAATACTATGATCTTTCATCGCAACTGGCCCGTTGCGTTCCCCTTCAGAAATAAAAAATGGGTATATGTCTTTATCAAACTCGCTTAATGCTTCAAGCTGACCACATAAGTCTGGTATAGAATGAAATTGATTATAGAGTCCTATTAAAAACGGATAAGACTTTCCTTCAACAATCTTAAAGTCTCCGCCGTTGTCTATCTTTAAATTTGTGAACTTAATAACTTGTACAGAGTATTTTTTGGTATAGTGACAAGATACTTCTAGGCTAAAAGGTATGTACTCTATCTTATCGCAAGATACTAGCATTAGTATTTATTTTTTTCGTAGAAGTCCGAAATTTTTATAAACCCTGGCATGACATATCTAATTGGGCCATTTCCAACATGCTTGACTCCGTGATTAAACTCGTCAGTTCCAGGAAACATTACAAGTGAACGAGGTTTAGGTTTTATCTCTAAGTCTTTATTTGGCCAAAAAATTTCACCATCTACATAGTTATCATTTAGATAGAGTACGGCAGCATATTTAATGCTAGGGTCTGTGTGCTGGTCTGTATGGGCCTTTAATTCTATACCTTCTTGCATTCTTTGAAAAATTCCAAAAGTAAGATGTAAACTTGAATCTGCCTTTTTGATTAGTTTGACTAGTCTTTCTGTAACATTAATAGCAACCTGATGATGACTTATTAAAAGATTCTTGTCATCCCATCCTCTAGTAATTTCATACTTTCCTTCTGCAACTAAATTATCTACGTCGTCTCTTCCAAATTTTTCCATACAAAAATCTTTTAGCTGTTTGCGATAATGTATAAGCCAGTCTTCTTCTGGTGTTGTATCTATAATGTCCCAAAGTTTTGTTAATTCATAATCAGTTATAAAATTTTCTACAACAAGAATTCCCTCAACTGGTTCCTTTGGATCAAAACCAGCATCAATTAACTCTTGCTTTAAGAATGTCATAAATACATTGTATCAAATATAGTTTTAGTAATCCAGTATTCACAAATACCGTTTTATTTAGTATACTGTACATATTGGACCATAGCTCAGCAGGCAGAGCGGGAAGCTGTTAACTTCTAGGTCCTAGGTTCGAATCCTAGTGGTCCAGCAATACCTCTGTAGCTCAGTGGAATAGAGCGAGACTCTTCTAAGGTCTGCGTCGCAAGTTCGATCCTTGCCAGGGGTGCTTAAAGTGTATCTGTAAAGTATGTTCCGCCTACATAAATTCTTGAGGCAGTTGTTAATGTTATAGGATATCCCTGATAAAATAAGTGTTCTATAACTGGTTTAGGATTAGGAGTTGCAAGTCCTTGCCAATGTAAATCTAGTGTTTGGCTTCCAGGAGTATGGTCTGCAACAATTTGAACATGTCCATTTAATTCATCTGGTGGTTGTGATGGATTAACCCAAGCCCAGCCAGAAAAGTGATTTGATGAGTTTGCATGCGGTGCAAATGGAAGATCTACTTTGTATTGCCCTGTTCCAAAATTTGTAACAGTTGTCATGTCAACCTGTATCCAGAATGAAACAATATAACCTTGCTTCACATAGTAAGAGTTGTAGCTTGGGTATGTGATTCCAGATCCAGTAAATGATAATCCAGTTGCTTGAAATGTTGGGCTATATCTAACTGGAGGGGCAGCTGGAATAGGGCCAATTCCTACTGTATTAAACGGCACGTTCTATCACCAATAATGCCGCCGTCATTCCGCCGTTAGAAGATACAGCGTATAGTCTGCTAAATGCAGAAAGCTCCATAGTAATTCCTTGACCAGGATAAACCTTGTATCCATAAGATGATGTTGAAACATTGTCTGCTCCAATATAAACATACCCAGAGTCGTTATTATTTTGAACTATTAGGGTATAACTAGATTGAACTGTGTCCTCATATGTGAGGGCCAAAGGAGATGATGCTGAGAGTGATACTATCTTATGTCTAGTTTGCATTCTATTATTATACCGCTAAAAAGTACAAATCCCAACCAGAGGCGGATCCGATTGGGATTTGCTACGCCGAAGCGTTAAGTATGGGGAACAAATGGTGGGATGCTACAACCCATACTAAGTTAGTATAAAACACAGAAAATTCAAAGTCAATACTAGTTGATCAGCTGTTTTGTGACTAATAGGTCGTATACATTTCCAAGCATGTATTCGATTGAAGGTCTGCTTTTTTCTTCCATTTTCTGAAGTTCATCTTCAGGCATGCCAGAACCTTGAGCCATCATTCTATTATCACTTAAGAATGACTCAAGCATCATCTTTACAACTTCTTCTTTACTCATCTTCTTCCTTTGCTCTAAATGCTGGTGAGGGTCCCAACAAAAATCCCTCTTTATGATATTCTATCATTTTTTCTAGCTCTTGACTAGATACGGTTTGCTTTGCCATAAGAAACAATATGTCATAAATTCTATGAAGCATTATGTAATTTACCATTGGCAGATTGTCTTCTATATTACTTTCAACATTCTCCTCAGACATTATATTTACCGTCCGAAGTTATTTCAAAAAGTACATCATTTAAATTTTTCCCATTAGACAGAGATTGATCTAGATATTCGACAAATCCCTTTATTGTCCTGTCCGCTATTAGATCTCTTGGAATATGAGCACATGGGATAACCATGGCAATTTTCATCAAGAAGTCTTTATTGTATGTGCTTTCCATCCACCACTCTTTTCATGTCGGAATATAAATCTGTTCCGATATAACTCTTATAATTGCAAGATATGCAATATAAATATACTTTATCTTCAACATCTATATTAGGGAAAAGAAGGCCTTGATCTATTGGGCAATCCATTTCTTGAACAAGGCCCTCTTTTGCCATTGATAAATATTTTGAAACAACTTGTATCTTAATACTTATCTCCTAACTAATTTGGAAACTGCTGTAGCCATTTTTTTGTGCTTGGCGTTAAGCCTTTCCAGGATGACCAGTTTTTACCGCCATCAGTCATATAGTACGTTATCTCTGCGTTTATTACTGGATCGAACAATAGTACATTCGATCTCAAATTGAATTTCTCTTTACGATCTTCGCCAAGAGTACCTAGCATATTGATCTGAAAAATTCCGTAGGAACTGTCTCCAGTATTCCTGTTGCCGTTATAAGCCATTGGGCGTCCATTGGACTCCTTCTTAGCTACAGCCCAAGCCATTTTAAGGGCTTGTCCTTCAAAACCTACAGACTTGAGAAGTTGCAGCAACTCTTTGTCTGTAAGCATTTCTGAAGGTTTGTACACAGTATTGCTGAACTTTTCCAGCGATTCTTTCTTCAGTTGTGCTTCTTGTTGTATAGAAACTTCTGGCTTAACAACCAGTGCTTCTGCTGATTGCATTGGCTTTGGCTGGACTCCGAATAGAAATAATGTTATCATTCCTACTACAGTCCATCCATGAACAACGCTGCTCAGTTTTTCTTTTATATTCTCCATTGGCATTCCTCCTTTAGAGATAACGAACTATAATAATAACATTGTTTGATAATAACTGTCAAGCTAGTCAACCAGAAAGTTAAAATGAAAATATCTTACAATACAGCTAAACAATCATTAAATCCAGCAGTTGGATATGGATACGCTGGTAATAATATAGTAAAATCATTGAGACAACTTGGTCATCAGGTTAATGTTAACGATGAAACTGCAAAAGTTCAATTAAACTTTTGTCAACCAGATTATTTTCAATTCAATAAAAATCAATATCAAATTGGATATACACCTTGGGAATCTACTATTATAAAAAAAGAGTGGGTTATACTGTTTAACAGATGTGATGAAGTATGGACAACATCTGACTGGTGTGCAAATGTTTTTCAAGAAAACGGAGTTAAGGTTGATATAAAAGTTTTTCCACATGGAGTAGAAGACATTTGGTCTCCACATAGAAGAGTTGTTGCTGAAGATAGACCATTAAAGTTTTTACACATTGGAGAACCAGCACCTAGAAAAGGTGGACAAGCAGCACTTGATGCTTTTGTAAAATATTTTGCTGGGGATGAGCGTTATTCTTTAACTATTAAAGGACATTATAGTAATAGTACTAGAGTACATATAAATGAAAATAAGATATCTACTCCTAATATATATAATAATATAAAGATTATAACAGATGAGTTAGAATTAAGTCAACTAGTAGATTTATACAAGTCTCATCATGTTCTCATTTATCCAGGATGGGGAGAAGGATTTGGACTAATTCCTTTTCAAGCTTTAGCAACTGGAATGCCAACAATTTGCACAGAATCATGGGCACATTACAAAGAATATCTTGGACCACTAAAGCTTAACTCAACACTTACAGATGATGCAATACCAAATACAATAAAAAACATACATCTTGGAAAAATGTTTAGGCCAGATCAAGAAAACTTAGAGGAAAACATGCTTTTTGTTGCAAAGAATTTTAAAGCAATGTCTGGTTACTACTATTCACAGTCTTCCAGACTACATAATGATTATAATTGGTTACAGTTGACTAATAATGCTTTTGAACACATTTTTAAAAAGTTTTCTTAAAAGACTTCCCACTATAAATAAAGTTTGCTAGAATAGGACTCTATCTAAAATTTAATCAATCCGTTAGGCGGAAGAAAAGGTGTCACTGAAAATGTCAAGAACTATTGAAAATCCGTATGAAAACTTTATTGCACTATCACGATATGCAAGATGGCTACAAGAAGAAAATCGTCGTGAAACATGGGGAGAGACAGTAGATCGATATTTCGACTTTATGACTAATCACCTTTCAAAAATGGACTATTTCCCAGATGCAAAGTTGTTAGCAGAACTTAAGCAAGCAGTATATGATAGAAATGTAATGCCATCAATGCGATCAGTAATGACTGCAGGTGCTGCATTAGATAGAGATCATGTTGCAGGATATAACTGTTCATTCGTCCCAGTTGATTCACCAAGATCATTTGATGAAACAATGTATATCCTTATGTGTGGAACAGGTGTTGGATTCTCTGTTGAATATAAGTATGTTAATAAGCTTCCTGCCGTCCCAGAATCATTTGAAAAGTCTACAACTATTATTACAGTAGAAGATTCAAAGACTGGTTGGGCAAAAGCATATCGTGAGCTACTTGCAATGTTATGGGCAGGACAAATTCCAGCAATTGATGTAAGTAAGTTACGTCCAGCAGGTGCACGTCTTAAGACAATGGGTGGGCGTTCATCAGGACCTCAGCCATTAATCAATCTATTTGATTTTACAATTGCAAAATTTAAGTCAGCATCTGGTCGTCAGCTAAAGCCAATTGAAGCACATGACTTAATGTGTAAGATTGGCGAGGTTGTTGTTGTTGGAGGAGTTCGTCGTTCTGCAATGATTTCACTTTCAAACATTAACGATATTGAAATGGCTCAAGCAAAATCTGGAAATTGGTGGGAAAACAATTCTCAACGTGCACTTTCAAATAACTCTGTTGCTTATTCACGCAAGCCAGAGATGGAGCAATTTATTGCAGAATGGAAATCACTATATGACTCAAAGTCAGGCGAACGTGGAATTTATAATGTCGCAGCAGCGCAAAAGCAAGCGGCAAAGTTTGGACGCAGAGATCCAGAAGTACATTACGGAACAAACCCATGTTCCGAAATTATTCTACGTCCTTATCAGTTTTGTAATCTTTCAGAAGTCGTATTACGTGAAAGTGATACAAAGAAAGATATCGAAAGAAAAGTTGAACTTGCAACTATTCTTGGAACGTGGCAGTCAACGCTAACAGACTTTAAGTACTTACGTAAAATCTGGAAAGACAATACAGAAGAAGAACGACTATTAGGTGTTTCTTTGACTGGACAGTTTGGGCATAAGTTTATGTCAGGAAAAGAAGATCTTGTTTCGCTAGAAGCGTTTCTAATGACTTTAAGAGAAAAAGCAAGAGAAGTTAATTCAGAGATTGCTGCAAAGATTGGTATTCCTGAGTCTGCAGCCATTACATGTGTAAAGCCTTCTGGAACAGTTTCTCAATTGGTTGGAGTATCTTCAGGAATGCATGCTTGGCATTCAGATTATTATATCCGTACAGTTCGTGGAGACAAGAAAGATCCACTATCAACATTCTTAAAGGAAGTTGGTATTCCAGTTGAAGATGATGTAATGAAGCCAGGTGATACTCATGTATTTTCATTCCCAGTTAAGGCACCAGAAGGTGCAATCACTAGAAATGATTTAACAGCAATTGAACACTTAAATACTTGGTTGGTTTATCAACGAGCATGGTGTGAGCATAAGCCTTCAATTACAGTTTCTGTAAAGGAAGATGAGTGGATGGAAGTTGGGGCATGGGTCTACAAGCATTTTGATGAGGTATCTGGAATTTCATTCCTACCACATTCAGATCACTCTTATAAGCAAGCTCCATATCAAGAAGTTACAAAAGAAGAGTACGAAGCACTTGTTGAAAAGATGCCAAAAAATATTCGTTGGGAAGATTTATCTTTCTATGAAACAGAAGATGGAACTTCTGGAACACAAACTTTAGCATGTACTTCTGATGGCAATTGTGAAATTGTAGATATTTCAGCATAGTGGTACAATAATAGGATTGGGGTAAAACCCAAAATTCCTGGGCACACCGCTCAGAAATAGGAGGATCTAATGAATAAAGATCTAAACAAAGACGGGAAAGTAACAATGCAGGAAAAAATTCTAGCAGCGTTGGCAAGCTATGGACGTCACTTTTTAGGTGCATCGATAGCTCTATACATGACAGGAAATACTGATCCAGGAGATTTGGTTAAGGGCGGAATCGCAGCGGTACTTCCAGTGATTCTAAAGGCTCTCAATACCAATGAGCCAGCTTTTGGATTTACAAAGAAGTCATAATTTAATAAGTAGTTAGGATGACTCCTGTGCTAAAATAAGCATAGGAGTTTTCCTATTTAGGAGATTTTGAAAATGGCAACACAAAAGAATTTTGAAGTAGATCAAAATACTACTTTTACCTTTATACTCGAATATAAAGATTCATCTGGTACACCAATAAATTTAACTGGTGCATCAGCTAAATTGCAAGTTCGTGATACAAAAGGTGGAAGCAAGTTGGCATTTACACTTACGTCACCATCTAGCGGAATAACAATAGAACCGCTACTTGGCAAATTAACTATTAGAATGACTCCGACTCAAACAAATAAATTGTTTTATCCAAAATCCTCTTATGACTTGATGCTAACAGATTCAAATACTGTTAAGACAAAGTTAATCGAAGGATTTATGACTTTAAGCAGATCGGTAACAATCTAATGGCAGAGACAATAGTTATAAATGAAACAATTAATGATGTAATCGTTTCATCACCAGGAACTCAAGGTCCTGCTGGAAGAACAATATTAAACGGAGTTGGAGTACCTGCTGCAAATCTTGGAGTTGCTGGGGATTTTTACTACGATACACAGACTACAAGGTTCTATGGCCCAAAGCCATCAGAATTGTCTTGGGTTGGAGCAAATAGCTTTCTTTTGAATGCTGGCGTAATTTCATATGAAATGTCCTGGGAAGTTTCTCAAGTAGATGGACCATTTGATGGTATATTTTCTGTATTAATTATTCACAATCTTGGCTTTAAGCCAAATGTAACTGTAATCAATAGCGCTGGAGATGTATTAGAAACTGGAATATACTATAATAATGACTATATATTAACACTGACAATGGCTCAACCATTTGCAGGGACAGCGTACCTGTCTTAAGGAGCAAAGAAAATGGCAAGATTATTTGTAACTAGCATCAATCTTAATAAGAATGAACTTCAGAATGCTAGAATTCAAAATTTAAGTTCTGCACCGTCAAGCCCAGTAGCGGGTCAAGTTTATTTTAATACTGGCGACAATATTCTATATTTTTACAACGGAACCGAATGGATTTCAACATCAGGATCTGCAGAGGTAATTCAAGACACAGTTTCTACAATGATTGTAAATGGAACTGGTCTTAACAAACTATACGATGACAATGCTGGAACTCTAACTTTACAGATTGATTCAGGAGTAACAACAAATAGCGGAACGCAGACTCTTACAAATAAGACTATTGCACTTGGGTCAAATACAGTCTCTGGTACTATATCAGAGTTTAATACAGCTTTAACTAATGGCGATTTTGCAACACTTGCTGGTTCTGAAACTTTAACAAACAAAACAATTACTTCACCAATAGTAAGTGGATTGGCATTAAGTGATTCTACAATCGTATTTGAAGGTGCGACTGCAAATGATTTTGAAACATTTCTTCAAGCAGAAGATCCTACAACTGATCGTACAATTACACTTCCTGACTTAACAGGTACAGTAATTCTTACTGCAAATAAAGTAACAGATTTAGCAGTACCAACTGCTTCATTCTCAATGAACAGCCAAAAGATTACAAGCCTTGGTGCTCCTACAGATGCAACAGATGCAGCAACAAAGGCCTATGTTGATGGAGTAGCAGAAGGATTGCACGTTCATGAGGCAGCAAGAGTATATGTTGCAGCAAATATAGATCTTTCTAACGCTCTTGAAGCAGGAGATGAAATTGATGGTATAACACTTGTTGCTGGAGATCGTGTACTTGTTAATGGACAGACAACTCAATCACAAAATGGTATTTATGTCGTACAAGCAACTGGGGCAGCAGTTCGTGCTCTTGATTTTGATACAGCATTAGAAGTAGATAGCGGAGACTTTATTTTCGTAACCGCTGGAACGCTATATGCAAGCACTGGCTGGGTGCAAACATTAAGACCAGCAACAATTGGAACAGATGCAATTAGCTTTACTCAGTTCTCTGGAGCTGGAACATATTTGGCTGGAAATGGATTAACCTTAAGCGGAAATACATTTAGCGCAGATGTAACACCAACTACAGGAAATGCATCATTAATCAATACTGGTGGAGCAATAGAAGTAAAAACAGATACAACTCGTGGTTTGTCTGTAGATACAAACGGTTTAGGAATAAATGCTGGAACAGGATTAGCGTTCTCAAGTGGAGTACTTGGATTTGCTTCAGGATATGGAGTAAGAAAATTTTCAGAAGATATTCCATCAACAACTGCACATACAGTAACACATAATCTTGGAACAAGAGACGTTACAGTCGCAGTATATGACAATAATACTCCTTATGCTGAGGTTTTCCCAGATGTTGAGCACTCATCTACATCAACACTAACAATTAGATTTGCAACTGCACCAAGTGCAAATCAATATAGAGTAGTAGTTGTAGGCTAAGGGCAGACATGGCTAGAAAATTTCTAAGCCCCTTAAATCTTGTAAATTTAACTACAGATCCAGAATCTTCTAATGAGGGAGATTTTTATTGGAATTCTTCCAGTAATGCCCTAAGAGTTTATTTTGACGGATCTTGGTCAAATGCTTCCTCACAAGATTTAGCAGGCTTAGGAATAGAGACAGACAATCTTGAGGGAGCCACAAGCGGTATTGAAAATACTACTACTATTGATACCGCATCAATGACAACCTGGAGAACATTAAAGTATTTAATTCAAATCGAATATTCTGGAGAAATTCACTCTTTAGAGTCTATAGTTTCACATGATACAAATGATGTAATGGTTTCACAGTACGGAGATATATTCTCAATTAGCCCTTTGGCTACGGTAACAGCAGATAGAAATAGTGGTATAATTAATTTAAAAGTTACGCCGATTTCTGGAAAAACCCCAATATCAGTAAGGTTTTTTAGAATAGGAAT